CGCCGCGCCCGCCTGCACGACGCCTACGCCACGGCGGCCCGGCAGGAGCGCGACGGCTACACGCGCATCGTGGAGATGCTGTCCCGTCAGCACACGATGCGGAACGACGAATGGCAGCGCTCCGGGGAGAAGAAGGCGTGAATCTCGACGACAAGATGACCCACGGGCGCCGGGGCCTCGCCTCCGGCCCCGTGGAGGACGAGGTGACGATGAAGCAGGCCGTCACCCAGGGCGGCCCCAGCGTCGGTAAGGGCATCCTCGTCCTGATCCTGCTCGCCGCCTTCCTCGCAGCGGTCCTGCCCGTGACGCTCCACGCTCTGCTGGCGGTCGCCGTGTGGAGTTGGAATCTTATCGGCTGATTCTGGGAAGTAGAGCGTCGGGGACGTAACGATGGCCGAGGTGATCCTGTACGCGGTCCTGGGTCTGTGCATCCTCATGTCCCTCGCAGGCCCAGGAACCCGCGACAGATGATCGAACTGACAGTCACCGGAAAGCCAGAGGGAAAAGGCCGCCCGCGTCTTGGCGCAGGCGGTAGGGTGTTCACCCCGCGCACGACGAGCGTCGCGGAGCGAGAAATTCGGGCGGCCTGGGAGGGTGTCGGCGAACCACGTTTGGCCGACGGCCCGATCGAAATAGAAGTCCTCCTCGTAGTAGAGCGTCCGCTAGGGCACTTCAATACGAAGGGGGAACTGAACAAAAAGGGCCGCGAGATGCCCTTCCCGCATAACAAGAAGCCGGACGTGGACAACGCGATCAAACTTGTGATGGACGCCCTGAATACTCGGGCCTATCGCGATGACGTTCAGGTCTGTAAGGCGGCTGTGATGCGCGAATGGGGCGACGTGGCACACACTCGAATCAGACTCAACGAGCTGAATGTCACCAGAGAGAGCTGACCTTCTTCAACGCATTGACAAGGCCATTCCGGAATTTCTCACCCCGATCAACGAGGGTGGGCTGACGCAGGCTCAGGTCTGTGAGAAGTACCGGATTTCCCTCCCCACGCTCCGGCGCCACCTGCGGAAGCGTGGACTCGAACTCTCGGCGATGGAGCGAGCCATCCGCCGGTCTCGTGGAGGGCAGGTCAAGAACGTCGTCGAGCGGTCCAAGTGCGTTCCGGGCTGCACCTGCCCGAAGCACAAGAACCGCCCGGTCATGGGCAGGCGCCTGTGCACGTACCCGAACCATGCGGGTCCGCGCTGGCTGCCGCTCTCGTACTTCCACGCGCGTGAGCGCCTGGAGGACGGAACGCCGACCGTCTGGCAGTCGTGGTGCACGACGTGCATGCGGATCGACCAGCGCATCCGGCTCGGCGTCAAGAAGCGCGGGAGGCCCTACGAGGCCCGCAAGCCCGCCATGACGCCCGATCAGGTGCGCGCCCGGCGCCGCGAGCGCTACCACGCCCTCATGGCCAACCCCGACTGGCATGAGCGCCGCAAGGAGTACGAGCGCATCTGGCAGGAGGGCTGGCGTCGCAGGCAGGGAATCCAGCCCCGCACGGCGATGATCGAGAAGCGCAAGATCGGCGGGCTGAAGGCCGACCCCTCGCTCGAAATCATGCCCTTCCAGGAGTGGATCGAGGAGCGGGCCTCGTTCTACGCTGCTGAGTACGAGGTGATCGCTGCTGACGGTCAGGTTGCCGGTCTGACTCACCTGGCCCAGGCGTGTGAGATTCCGCCCCGGACCCTGCGCCGATTCCTCGATGGCCGAGAGGTGGACAAGAACGGCAACGAGCGGCAGATCACCCACGTTCCTCTCGGAACCGTGGACAAGTGCCTGACGAACGAAGGCACCACGTTCCTCTGGGAGATCTACGACAACCTGCCGGACGAATTGGAAAAAGCCGCGTAGCGGGTATTCTCAGCTCGTGGCCACTCGCGAGCGACCGCCGAAGCAGAAGAAGCAGAAGCGCGAGATGACGCCCGAGGCTCGGGAACGTCTCTCGCGCCTCGCCAAGGAACGACACGCCCGAGGAGAATTCGGCGGCTCCAAGTTCGGGAAGCTGGGCGGTCGCCCCCGCAAGGACCGGGCTGCCGCCCGAGTCGCCGAGGCCGCCCAGGCTGACGCCACGGCCCGGCGGATCATCGAGGTCTTCAACGACGCGATCGACCCTTCGCAGCCGATGTCGATCCGCCTGAAGGCCGCCTCCGCCTGGCTCGATGTCGAGCGCCAGGAGGCGAACCTGGCCCTCCAGGAGGCCGACGCCGAGGCGAAGCATCACAATCGCGAGGAGCTGATCGCGATTCTGAGCAAGAAGCTCACGCAGGGGCCGACGGCGCACATCCTGCGCCAGGCGATCGAGGCCGAGACCGGAATCACGGATGCGGTCGTCGTCGAATCCGAGGCCGAGGTCGTCGAGGGCCAGGCCGCGTGACGCACGAAGACGGCAGGCACATCGGCGAGATCGCCATGAACGCCATCGCGTTTGCGGAGGAAGATCACCCCGACTGCGAACTGCTCACGGTCACGGTCACGCTCATCGTGCGCGACCAGAAGAAGCGCCTCCAGATCGTTCACGCGGACGGGACATGACGCAGATTCCGTCCGACACTGAGGGCATGCTGACCCTCCTCGAAAAGCTCTCCGACGAAGAGCTGGCCGAGATGCTGGACGCCCACACCCAGTTGGAGGCCCGCCTCCGGGAGATGGGTCCTCAGACGGACGACGAGCTGCATGAATGGCTGAAGTTCGAGCTGGGAATCGACATCCCACGTACCGCCGTCTGCGAAGGACACAGCGCACCATTCGACTTTCTCGCGGATCTCTACTTCGAGCGGACCGAAGCGGCCCTGGGGGTCGCGAATCGCGGCGGCGCCAAGACTTTTCTCGTCGCCGTGCTGCACTGGCTCAACTCTCGCTTCAAGCCCGGCTGCGAGTCCTGCACGTTCGGCGCTACTGAGGCTCAGTCGCTGCGCGCCTACGCGCACCTGAAGAACTGGATCTACGACGACGAGAAGACGCGGAAGTCGGGCAAGGCCGTCCTGAAGCCCGAGATCACCACGTCCCTCATGCGCGAGACCGTCTTCGCGAACGGCTCCCGCGTCGAGGTGCTGCCGGGCACGCCCCAGGCCGTGAACGGCCCCCACCCGCAGAAGGCCCACGCCGACGAGATCGAGCTGATGGACGACGGGACCTGGCGAGAGTCCCGGAATATGACGGTCAGCGGCAAGACGAAGACCGGCATGGTCATCATCCCGCAGGACATCGCCACCTCGACCCGCAAGGGTCCGTCCGGCCGCGTCCAGCAGCTCATCGACGAGATCACGAAATCCGTCGCCGAGGGCTACAAGCCGCCGCGTCAGCTCTACATCTGGTGCATCAAGGAGACCGCCGCGCAGGTCCCGAACTGCCAGGTCGCGAATCCTCAGCTCGGCGACGAGCAGAAGTGCGGCTGCCACAGAATCCGCAAGGGCGAGTGGGAGGACGGTTCACCTCGTCTCCTCAGCCAGGTCTGCGGCGGCGACTTCCATCGCTCGCGCGGCTGGCAGCCCTACGGCGACATCGTGAAGCAGTTCACCGAGAACGATCGCGAGACGTTCGAGGTCCAGCAGCTCTGCTCGAAGCCGGAGATGCGCTTCCACTACATCCCGACGTGGCGGGAGGAGAAGCATTGCATCCGGAATTTCGAGGTGGACCCCGACAACGGCCCGATCTTCATGTCGGTGGACTGGGGCGGCACGAACCCCCACGCGGTCAACTGGTACCAGCTCCTGCGCGAGGAGCTGGAGGTCGAGATGTGGTACCAGCCCGACCCCGAGAATCCCGTCACGACGAGAATTCTCGAAGGCACGATCGTCTGCTTCGACGAGATCTACATCGCCGACATCGGCAACGACAAGCTGGGCGATCTCGTCGAGGAGCGCGAGAAGCGCTACAAGGACCGCCACGGGAATTTCCGCGTCTTCGAGCGCTTCGCCGACCCCCAGGGCAAGGCCGCCCGGATGGACTGGAAGGCTCGCGGGCTGCGAACTTCGTGGCATACGACCCGCGAATTCGAGGAACACATCAAGCTCGTCCGGGACATCTTCGACGACGACCTCTTCCGCGTGGCCGGGGACAAGTGCCCGATGTTCGTGGCCGAGGCGAAGGAGTGGCGCGCGGACCCCAAGAACGGGAACCAGATCGACGAGTTCAACCATTGCATGTCGAATTTCCGCTACGCGCTGGCCAACATCAAGAAGGTCCGGAACAAGGCGATCGGCGCCATGCGGCTGCCGTCGGCGACCTCGATCCCCCGGCAGGCGCGCGTGACGAGTACGTCCACCCGCAGAGGGCCGATAGGGTTCCGGGGGAATCAGGAGGACCAGTTCGCCAACTGGCGGAAGTCCCTTGGAGAGCCTGTGACGCGACCCCGGCCGCGATGAGGAATCGATAGATGGCGACGACAGTCACCCGCACCAGCGGCAACGGAGTGCCGGAAGGCACCGTCACGCCCGAAGAGGCCGCTGCGATCCGATCGTCTGTCGCCGGGAAGGAGGTCGCTCCTTCCTCGCGGCAGCAGTCGATGCTGTTCGACAACTGGCGGGACGCGGCCGACCGGCTCGGCTCCCCGTTCGAGGTCGAGCGGATTCCGATCTCCAAGCTCCGCGCCATGCGCCGAGACCCCATGCTGGGCTTCGGGCTGAGCTTCATCAAGATCCCCCACGTCCGCGCCCGGTGGTACGTCAACGCCAAGGACACGAAGGGGCCGAACGCCCAGATCGCGGCCCACCTCGACCACGACCTGCGCCTCATCTGGACGACGTACACGCTCCAGTTCCTCAACGCCATCGACTTCGGATTTCAGGCGATGGCCAAGCGCTTCGAGCTGCGCACGCCGACGGGCACGTACATCGAGACGAATCCGGACACCGGCGAGCAGGAGGAGAAGCCGATCTGGTCGCAGGGCAACGTCCAGCCGATCGCCTGGAAGCCCTTCGTCGCCCTGCCGCCCGAGGTAGTCGAGCCGAACTGGAATCCGGACGGCTCGTTCAACGGCTTCAACGTCAAGCCCTCCGGCGGCTCCGGCTCCGGGTCCTCCTCCGGCAGCGGTGGCTCCGGCGGCAACAACAAGGACCAGAGCTACGACATCGACGTGTACCACGCGCTGTGGGCCACGAACGAGAAGGACGCGAATTTCGGGTCGATCTTCGGCTACCCCCGGCTCGGCTACGCCTACCGCTACTGGTGGAGCTACTGGTTCCGCTGGGCCATCGCCGACCGCGCCTTCGAGAAGAAGGCCGACCCGTCGATCATCGTCCGCCACCCCGAGGGCCAGTTCACGAATCCGGACACGGGCGAGACGATGGACTACGGCGACTACGCCCTGCTCATGGGCGAGCGCATGCGGTCCGGCGGCGTCATCGCGCTGCCCTCGGACGTGTACGAGGACGCGAACGGGCGCGGCACGACGCCCCAGTGGGACATCGGCTTCACGAAGGACGCCACGGATTTCGAGCCGTTCGACAAGAGCTTCGACTACATCGACGTGCAGAAGCTGCGCTCGCTGTTCATCCCCGAGCAGGCGTTCCTCGAAGGCAAGGGCGGCACCAGCTCGCGCAACGTGGCCGCCGAGCTGGGGTCGAGCTTCACGGAATCCCAGGCCGTCCTCTCGGCGCAGCACGTCGAACACGTCAACCGCTACATGATCCCCCAGTGGCTCGCCGTCAACTACCCGGAGTTCATCGCTGCGGGCGGCATGGCCGAGGTCATCATGCAGGGCTTCGCCGACGAGGACGTGGAGTTCACCAACCAGGTGATCCAGCTCATCGGCCAGCAGGAGGCCGGGGCCTCCGAAATCTCCAAGCTCGTCGATCTGAAGCAGCTCCTGGAGAATCGCGGCACCCCGATCGCCTCCTTCGCCGAGCAGGTGCGCCGCAAGGCCGAGCAGGACGCCCTCGCGCAGCAGCAGGCGCCGCTCACGACCCCGACCCCCGGCTCCGTCGGCGTCGTCCCCAACGCCCAGGGGTTCTCGACCTACATCAACCCGCGCGAGGTCATCTACCTCTCCGAGACGGGCACCGGATTCATCGACAAGCTGCCCTCGACGGTCCACTACGAGGACACAGCGATCAAGGGATTCTCCCGGCGTCTGTGGAACGTCTACCGCGACCTGTACCGCGACGAGTTCTCCGTCCTCATCGGCGAGATCGAGAGCGGCGCCGACCCGATCGAGTTCTCGGATTCCGAGGATGTCGAGCTGGCCGACTGGGTGGAACGGGCCAAGGAGATCATCCGGCCCGCGACCGCCTCGAAGCTGTGGCCGCAGGCCCTCCAGCTCTCGGAGAATCTGATGGGCAAGATCATGCGCCGCGCCTCGCGCGTGGAGAAGGCTCGCTCGCGCATGCGTGGCCCGGCCGTCGATCAGCAGCGCTTCGACGACTGGCTCTCGAATCACCTGCCCAGCGTCGCAGCCAAGGTCGCCGAGACCTCACGCCAGGAGATCGGAATCTTCCTGGCCAACCAGCTCCGCGAGGGCGTCACCGACCGCAAGGAGCTGGCCAAGGCGGCCCGAGCGCACTTCGACGACTTCCCCGAGTGGAAGACGGACCGCCTCGTGCGGACCGAGGTGCGCGATGTCTACAACGCGGCCACCCTGATCCTCGCCGACACGGTGGGCGCTCAGGTGCAGGCCACGGACGCGATGGGAGCGGATTCCGATCCCGACTGCATCGAGCGCGACGGGAAGATCTTCTCCGTCGGCGACGCGATGAAGGAGGAGGAGCATCCGAACGGCACCCTGGGATGGAAGGTCATCCCCGTGAAGCTCTCGATCGAATACGGCGCCGAGCTGGAAGAAGACCAGCAGGCGAATTTCGACCCCGACGCTTCGCTGATTCAGTTCTCCGACGAGATCACCCCGGCTCGTCAGCGGGAATACCTGAAGGCGATCGTCGATCACGTCATCGCGCAACAGGAGGACACGGAGGATGGGGTGGTACTGCACGGACTGCGGGATGAGTAGCCAGACAGGGCAGCTCCACCAGCACGAGTGCCAGCATGACATTCTGGTCGCGCACCAGACCGAGCAGTTCGAGTGCCAGTGGACGACCTTCCTCGCCTCGAAGGAAGGTCGGTTCGCCAAGTTCATCGCCGATAGAGAGGGAACCAAATGCCCTCTGATCTCCAGCAGCTCGCCAGAACCCGAGTCCAGAATTCCTCCCTCGTCGCCATGCACGGCGAGGTCGAGAAGGCCGCCATCGGCATGCAGGGGGCGACCATCTACGCGCTCCTGGACATCGCCAACGCCCTGCGCGAGCAGATGCCGGACGAGAAGACGCGCCGCAAGCTGTCGCTCGCCAGCCTGATCGCCGACGCGCTCGCAGGTGGTCGCGACGACGAGGCCCGGCGGCTCGCCGAGGATTTCTCCCTCATCGAGCAGGGCCTGGACTACGACCAGCATCTCGGCTTCGGTCGATGACCATCGTCCTCGACAAGCGCGGCGTCCCGGTCATGCTGGCCGACGTGGCGCCGTCGGGGGTCTCGAAGATCGACCCGAACGCGACCAGCGGGAATCCGGCCCACGACACGCGCTCCGGCAAGTTCGGCACCACCGGAGGCGGCGGCGGCAAGCGCGTCACGGCCCCCGCGAACGTCGATCAGGCTGCCTACCTGCGGATGCTCGACGCGATCCGCGAGGCCGCGCGCACGTACTCGGGCCGTCTCACGCCGGAGAACATCCAGGCGTTCATCAAGAAGCGCGCTGCGAATCCGGGCGCCGTGAACATCCAGGCGTTCCTCCAG